TCACCGGGCCGACTCACAGAACACCTCGGCCCAGACCTGCTTGCCCCATCGGTAGAGGTCGGTGCCCCAGCGCTCGGCCAGGGCGTCGACCAGGAGGAGGCCCCGGCCGCTGGTGAGGAGGTCGTCGTCGGGCTTGGCCAGCTTCGGCAGCACGCGGGCCCTGTCGACGACGCCGATCCGTACGAACCGTTCGCTCGGCCGGGTGACGACGACCCGGATCACGCGGCTGTTCGTGTGCTTGACCGCGTTGGCCACCAACTCCGAGACGAGCAGTAACGCGGTGTCCGTCAGCTCCTCCAGGTGCCAGACGGCCAAGGCCGTCCGTACGAGCTTGCGGGCGGTCTCGGCGCTCTCCTCCAGACCCGGGAGTGTCTCGGAGTATCCGGGGTGTCCCGTGTGGTGCGGCTTCGCTGACACGATCATCTGAACCTCAGGGGTGTCGGTGTACGACTGCCTTGGTTCAGTCAACGACCGCTCGTCCGCGCCGAGGAGGAAAAGTCGGCCGGGCGTGCATCACGGCCAACCGGAAATTTCCCGGCTCTTGCCGTCACTGATGGGGCATCAGTGGCTACCGTGGGTACGTGGAGGGGAACGCGAGCCTCATCAGCGCCATGCAGGAAGCGGGCTTCAAGCAGGCCGAGTTGGCCGAGGCCGTCAACGACCGACTGCGGGCCTCCGGCTACGACGGGACTGTGAGTGACAGGACCGTCCGGAACTGGCTGACCGGAAAAACTCGGTGGCCGCACCCGCGTCAGCGCGAGGCGTTAGAGGCAGTATTCGGATGTACGGCCGAAGAGCTGGGCTTCCGCCCGCCAGCGGCAAGGCCTCCCGCCAGCGAACCGGAGTCTCCCGTGAGGCGTAGGAACTTCCTCACCGCAACCACCGGAACGGCTACCGCCGTCGTGGTCCCGGGCTCCCGACCTACCCGGGTCGGCACGTCTGACGTGCTCCGGCTCCGGTCCGGCCTGGACGCCCTGATGGCACTGGACGACACCAGGGGAGGCCACGAGGGCTTGGAGCGGGCGGCGTTGGCCGGAGCCGCCGAGGCCTTGGAGAAGCAGAAGCTCGGGGCCACCCAGCGGGTCCGCCTCCGCCTCTTCTCGGTGGCCGCCGACTCCACCGCCACGGCGGCCTGGAGCGCCTTGGACGCCCGTCAGTCGGACCGTGCGTACGCCCTGCTGGGCAAGGCCCTGTACTTGGCCGGGATGGGCCAGGACCCCATGGCGGAGCTGAGGGTCTGGAACTCCTACGCCATGCTGGCCCACCAGCGCGGGGAGCACGTGGAGGCCGTCGACTCGGCCCAGGCCGCCCAGTCCACCTCGATCACCAAGCGAGACCCCCTCTTCGCCTCCCTGGCCCACGCCCGTGCGGCCATCGGCCACTCGAACCTCGGTGACCGACAGGCCGCCATTCGCTCCCTGGGGTACGCCCAGGAGGCCCTTGGCAAGGCCGAGCCGGACAACCCCCGCCCGAGCTGGATGGCCTTCTACGGGCCGGCTGAGCTGTCCGCCATGACCGCCATCGTCCGAGACCGCATCGGGGACCCAGCCGATGCCGAGGCGGCCTCCCACAAGGCCCTCGGGGCGATCCCTCAGCAGTTCCGCAGGAACCGGGCTCTGGCCACCACACGGCTCGCCATGGCCCAGCTCCACCAGCGGGACATTGACCAGGCGTGCGTCACGGCCTCCACGGTGTTCGAGCTGATGAAGGGCTACCCGATCCCCGGAAGGATGCGGTCCCTCCTCGGCGACTACTACCGGGACTTGATCACCCTTGCGCCGGACGCGGCGGTCGCCCGAGAGTGGGGAGACCGCTTCCGAGCCGAATGGAGCCGAGCTTGAACGCCGCCGAGCTGGTGGTCCGCCGCTTCACCCATAAGGACCTCCCGCAGATTCGTCAGGCCCTGATCGACATCCATCGGGACGCCTACGTGGATGCCATGGATGACGAGTTCAACCAGCGCTTTCCCTGGTTCGTAGACCACTGGGGCAAAAACCCGGACTTCGACTGCGTGATCGCGTACGACGGTGACGAGGCGGTGGCCTTCGCTTATGGAGCCCCGTCAACCCCCTACCGCGAGTGGTGGCGCGAGTACCTGAAGCCCGCCCCCGACCTGGGGAAGGACCGCACCTTCTCCTACTCGGAGCTGGCCGTCCGGACGAAGTACCGGAAGATGGGCGTGTCCGAGCTGGTTAGCCGGGCGCTGCTGGACGAGCGGGACGAGGATCTCGTGGTTCTGCTCGTCGACACCGAACACCCTCGCGTCCAGGCCAAGTACGAGTCCTGGGGCTTCCGGAAGGTCGGCGAGCGTCAGCCCTTCCCGGACTCCCCGCTCTACGCCGTCATGCTTGCGGAGCTGCCGTTGCGCTAGGTCCTCCGGGTGGGTGGCCTTCGTCCTCCAGCGCTGTACGTGCCGCCTTGGTGAAGGCGTCCAATCGACGTTCGAAGCGGTGCTTCTCGTTGAAAGGGTGGCCCCTGCGTAGTCGGTGCATGAGGTCGTTCCTGAAAGACCGGACCTCGTCGGCGAACTCGCCTGCCGCCTTCACCACGGGGTCCGGTCCCGCGATGGCGACGGTCGAACGGCGCTTGCGGATGTTCTCCCAGAGACCTTCGAACTGCTCGTGGAACTCCCGCTCCTGCCCGTACAGCGCGTCGATCAGATCCTGTCCAGCGGCGACGAACTCCGCGTACGCCTGTGAGCGCGGGCCACGCCTCTCAGTGAGACTCTCGAAGCGTCGCTGGCGCGCTGCCTCCGACTCCTGGTGCTTCAGTTGGAGGCGCGCTTGCCGAAGGCCGAACAGACCCGTCCCGACGGCGGTCAGTCCCGCCAGGCCACCACCGATGGCCGCACCCACGACGGCCGCAACTCCTGCATCCACGGGGGCATTCTGCCCGGGAAACGACGAAAGCGCCCCCGGACTCCGCGAGGGAGACCGGGGGCGCTGGTGTTTCATGCCAGAGAGACACCATGGGGCACGGTATGCGAGTCAGACGTTGGGGACCTTGAGCTTCGCCCAGGAAGTCGGCCCGGGAGGCCACTTGGCATCCGATCCGGTGAATCCCAGCTTGCGCTGGAACTTTTCGTAGCTGTCGACGTCCGCCTGCCCGAGCACGGGGCCGGGGCCCACCTTGTACTGCCCGCAGCCCACGGCGACCAGGCGCTTGCCCATGGCCGTGAAGATGGGCGAGGACTTGCCCAGGGCGGGCCGGGAGCCCTTCATGAAGAAGTGGGCGCCGGGGTAGGGCTCCAATGCAGGTTTCTTCGTGATGACGGTGAAATCCGGCCAGGTTCCCGGGTCCGTGTGGTCGTTCTCCGGGGCGTGGGCGTGGGCGTACCAGCCGCTCCGCATCCGCCAGATGCGCTCGTCGCGCTTCCCTGCGAAGCCATTGGGCTTGCCCATCGGCCACGAGTTGGCGACGCCCCAGGAGGCCACCCAGGCATTCAGCTCGTCCCACCCCTTGCAGGGTGTCTCCGCCAGGGACTCGTACGTCTTCCCGCTGACGCGGCACCAGGGGAAGAAGAGCGCCTCCACCTGGATGACCACCGAGCCGGCCCGGTTGGTCCGTGTCCCGCCGGGGCCGTCCTTCAGGCACAGGGAGCGGGAGTTCGCCGGGAAGAACTGGACGAACTTGCCGGTGAACGGGTCCCAGAGGACGTGAGGCGCTACGGCCCGGCCGGAGGGGTTCGAGCCGAAGTACGTCCGCAGGTTGGCGTACGGGACGAGGCCCTGGGGCTTGGCCTTGGTGGCGTTGCGGTCCCACGTGATGTGGGCCACCGCCTTCGCCGGGCCCCCGTCGGTGGGGGCGGTGCTGCCGATCGAGAGTCTCTCGGCACCGGGCATCCAGAGGTCGGACACGGTGGGCCTCCAGTGGGTGTGTTCGGACACGAAGAAGCCCCTCCGGTGCCGTTACGCGTTACCCGGAGGGGCGTCAGGGGGACGGCTCAGGAGGCCGTGGGCGGGCCCTGGGGGTGCTCCCGGAGGTATCGGAGATACGAGAAGAACCGGACCAGGAGGAGGCCGTCGATGGCGGCCAGGAAGCCGATACCAATGACCGCGTCCCAGAAGCTCCCTGGATGGGCACCGCGGATTGCCAGGAGCACGAGGGAGCGTGCGTACAGCAGGCCGATGATGATGACCCACCAGGACGCGTTGATCTCGACCATCCGGAAGAAGCGCCGGGGCCGGTGCAGGGCGAGGAACCCGACTGAGGCGGCCAGCCCGACGCCCAGCAGGACGTAGAGGATCAGGGAGTACACAGGCGCCTCCTTACGATCGGCCGTCGTTGAGCCGGCCGAGGACGATGCCCTCGATGAAGTCCGAGTAGGCGTTCGCCCTGTTGTGGGCTCTGAGCTGCTCCTTCACCCGGCGGCTCTCGGTGAGCTGGGCCTCGGACTCGGGGGTCCGGGCCTGAGCCTCCTGGAGGGACTTCTCGGCGGCCCTCTTCGCGGTCTCCGACTCGGTGGAGACGTGGCTACGTCGGGTGAAGGGCCACATCAGGCGCTCCGGGTGCTGGTCTGGGGTCGGTGCCCGAACTCTTCGAGGAGCCGGACCATGGCCTGGCCCTGCTCGTTGGCGACTTCGGCACTGGCCTGAGCGGCTGAGAGCTGCTGACGTGTCGCCTGGTGGGCGTCACGTTCGGTTTCGTATGCCGCGCGCCAGCCGTCCTTGTCGGTGATGAGGTTGTTCATCACGTACTTCGGGACGAGCACGCCGATGATCAGCAGCACCACGATCAGGCCGACGACGCCGTACTGGGCGAACTGGCCGAGGATCTTCCCGATGTCGGGGCCGCTGCTCGCCTCCTCGGCTGCGGCTATGACCCAGAGCATGTTGTGGGTCAAGGGGACCTCCTTGCGAGGGTGTGCGCAGGAAGATCCGGCGCGGGTCTGGACATGCGAAAGCCCCGGCCATATGACCGGGGCTTCATAGGTGGTTCTCAGTCCGTGTCCGAGTCCCTTCCGAAAAAGGCGCTGAGCGCTTCCGTCCGAAGCTGTTCGTAGGCCTCGTTCGAAGGGCCGAGGATGTCCCGCAGGGCTGCCATCTCGTCAAACCCGCCCAGGGACAGGCCACAGACATGGCAACTGATCCCGTCCGGAGCGTATTGGGTGTGGTCAGCGCTCCGGTCGACCATGCCGAAGAGGAGTGTGGTCTGAGCGGTACAGGACGGGCACGGACCGCCCGGTGTCATGATCGACGAGGGATGCATTTTGCCGTCGATCTCAACGAGGTAATCGAACGCCGCAGTGATGACGTGCGGTTCAAGGCTGACCGCGTGCTCCTTGAGTTCGGGAGGAAGACGCTGGAAACGATCCTCGAAGAGGTGCCGGGCCTGCTTGATCCGGATCTCGACGTCCCGTTGGATCTCGTTTCGCTGCTTGTCGACGGCGACGTTGACCGCGCTCGTCCAGCGACCCCAGAAGTCGTCTATCGGGGTGCCGAGGTGCTTGAGCATGGCCGCGATGGTTGTAACGAGCGTCGGGATCTGATTCTTTGCCGCATCGTCGCCAGATGCGTGGACCGTGCCGTTTCGCTGTTCGATCAGCGTTTGCAGAGGCTGAGTCATCTTGACGATGTCGAGGTGTGCCAGGCGCTTCAGTGCCTCTGACATGGTGATTGTGTGGATCGCGAACTGCTTCTGTCCTGCCACGACTGCCACCTTGCCGCTGGCGATGTACAGCGGGTTCATCTTCACCAGGATCGCCTTGGCGAGGCGCTCGATGGCGACCCCCGCGTGAAGGGCGAACTCGTCGTACTCGCGACGAGCATGGTCGTCCATGGCCCGGTGTGCCGCCTTCTTGGCGCCCTTGAAGAAGCTCTCGAATGAGAGCGAATCGTCCATACAGGGACGGTAACCGCCCCCGTATCACAGGTGCGATCGAATTGAGAGACCCGGCCCCAGGGCGAACCACACCCAGGAACTCCCCGGGGGCCGGGGGCTTGTGTCAGTCGTCGTGGGAGTGGCCGTGCCCCTCGCCGTGGGGGTGGCTGTGGCCGTGCTCCTCCTCGGGGGCGAGCTGGGCTCGCAGGGAGGTGTTCTCGGCCTCCAAGGCGGCGATGGTGCGCCGCGCGAAGTGCAGGTCCAGGACGGTGTCCTTGAACTCCGCGACGAGCTGCTCAGGGGTCATCTGCATGACGATCTCCAGGGTGTGGTTCGGGGTGTGATCAGGTGGCGGTGAGTGCGACGAACTGGTCAGTGCCGTCCGGCTGCCGGGTCTTCAGGCGCCCGTTGGACACGTACAGCACGACACCGCCCGTGGGGTTCGAGGCGGGGGCCGTGGTGGCGTTGCCGATGGCGAGTACGCCGACGCCTCCGCCGAGGGACGTGGTGTTTAGGGACACGCTGGTCACCGTGGAACTGGCTCGCCGGACTACGAGGCCGGGTGTCAGGGTGACGTTGCCGGTGGACCGGGAGATGACCAGCGGGGTGTCCAGGAGAGCGCCCGAGTCGTCGTAGCGGGCGATCTGGAAGTTCGTGCCCGCATTGCTGCCGGACTCGGTCTCGGAGGTGGCCCGCAGCACCCACCGGCGAGAGGCGGTGCCCATGTCCGAGGAGATCGAGAGGTGGATCTCCTTGTTGCGGTCGTTGCCGCCGCCTACTCGCAGGCAGGTGGTCTGACCGGCGTACGGACCGGACGTGATGTTCTGGGCCCGGATCGAGAAGTCGGCCAGATTGGTCCTGATGTTCGTGTAGTCAACGCCGATGACCGCCTGGTCCAGGGGCTTGGCGCCGTCCACGGCCTGGTCGATGAATGGGATTTCCAGGCGGCCCTGGAGGGCACCGGTGGAGTCCGCGATCTCCAGCTCCCAGTGGCCGTGGATCGACGCGTGGTTGTTCGCCTCGTAGTGCGCGCCCTGCCAGACCACGGGCTTCCACCCGATGCCCGAGGAGAGCGGGTCACGCGTGGTGGCGTCGTACCCGCCCTTCTTGTTCGAGGACTGCACCGGGATGTAGAACGCTTGCATCGTCTTGGCGTCCGACCGCATCAGGAAGTGCCGGATGTTCTCGCCGTACGAGCGCACGTTGGCCCGCTGGTACGAGTACAGGTTGAGCCGGCCGGTGGAGTCAGTGCCCGTTCCGTCGTCGTCCCCGCCCGCGTACGAGGAGATCAGGTTGATCCCCTTATGAAGGGCACCGCTCACGCCGAGCGGAGGCGAGGTGGAGCCCTCGGTGGCGTTGACCGTCAGCGGCCCGTTGATCTCTCCGCCGTTCGTGAGGTCCACGGCATCCACGTACTGCTTGGTGGCCGCTCCCAGATCCGCCGTCGGGTCTCCGCTGAGAGTCAGCGGCCCCGTCATCGTCCCGCCGGAGAGTGGGAGGAGCTGGACCGAGGCCGTCACCGGCTGGACCGGAGCGATCGTGGCGAGGTCGACGCTCCCCACGGTGTCGTACGGCACTTGGATGCTGTACGTCCGCAGGAGCTTGCCCCCGAAGCGCTCCTCCACCTTGTACGTGTATCCGTTGGGGGAGATATCCGGGTCATCGGTGGCGGGCAGAGCGATCGAGAACGCTCCGTTGGGGTCCAAGGTCGCAACGAGCGGCACCGGGACGATGGTCACCGGGACCGAGGAGTCGACCACCGTGGTCGAGCTGGTGAAGGTGACCGTGCCCGCGAGGGCGTTACCGGCCAGGTCGATGTACCGGCCGGTGACGGTGACCGTGTCGAAGTCGCTGGGCAGGGCCATGCAAGGGCCTCCTGTCCTTCTGTACGGGTGTGGAGGCCCTTGTGGGCGCTGGTCAGTGGTCGCCCTGCTCCAGGGCTGCGAGACGGCCGTTCAGGTCCTTCACGGCGGCGATCAGGTGGGAGACCAGGACGTTGTTGTTCAGGCCCTCCACCTCGCCGTCGGTGTTCAGGACCACGGCGTCCGGGATGTGCTCCTGGACCTCTTCCGCGATCAGGCCCGCCTGGCGGGTCCGGGCGGTCACGACCCCTTGCTTCCAGTCGAAGGCGACCGGTCGGAGGTCGTACAGGGGGATGCCCTGCGAGGTGTCCAGATCGGCGACGTTCTCCTTCCAGCGGATGGAGGAGGTCTCCCTCACGAGCTGGCCCGAAGATGAGACGACGGCCGCGCCGGTGCCGGTGGGGAGCGGCGTCTCGAACGCCCAGATCGTGTTGCCCGAGGGCTTGCTCATCCGGACACACACGACGTCAGCGACTCGAAGGATCAGGTCCTGACCGCTCTTGGCGTTGACGTGCGTGGTGCCATTGGCGAGCTGCTGGAGGGCGTACGCCGAGCTGGTGTAGTTGTCGGAGTGCGCCAGCACAATCGAGCCGTCCCGGGCCGGGAGCGTCCCGATCTGACCGGGGCCCACACGGATCGAGGAGTAGTCCCGGGAGCCGTCGGCATAGAAGTCATACCGGTTGTTCGACTCGTTGTACTCGATCATCTCCGAGTTGTTGTCCAACTCGTTCTGACGGCTCTGGAAGTGCACCTGGCGCTGGTTGGCGTACAGCTTGCCGACCTCGACCTGGGTGTTGCCCGTGTCGGCCTCGTAGAACTTGAAGAGGCCAAGCGAGTCCCCGACCAACGTGGCGTGCTTCAGGTACGAGTTCGTGGAGGCGTTCCACATCAGCTTCCCGTTGGAGCCGATGTCCAGGACGGCGTCGGTCATCTTGACCAGGGGCATCAGGAACTCGGCCTGGCCCACGGTGCCGTCGCTGGTCTGGAACTGGATGCGCGCGGTCCCCGAGGCGTCCTGGTTGGCCGAGAGCAGGTTGATCACGGCCGAGCCGTTGGTGGAGCTGGTGAACCGAGGGGAGCGGAGCGTCATGGACGCCCTGCGGTTCGCTGCTCCGGTGGGGGCCGCGCTGACGTTGATGTACCCGCCGCGCTGCTCCGAGGAGTCGCCCGTGTAGAACCACATGAACGCCGTCGCCGGAGCACTTCCGTCCTCGGGTGCTGGGACGTCTCCCACCGCGATGCCGGGAGCGCCGGAGCCACCCTGGCCCGTGCGGAAGTTGCGGGCCACGATCTTGCCGTCACCGCTGATCTGCCAGCCCGTGGTGCCGCTCGTGTAGTTGTCCGAGCGGATGATCCCGGCCGAGCCGCCCGCGATGACGATCTCCTGGGAGGAGATCGTGCCCGCCGTGAGCTTGGAGGCCGAGAGGTTGGCGACCTTGGCGTTGGTGATCGCGGCGTCCGCGATGTTCGCCGTGTCGATCAGCAGCGCTGTGACCGAGGCCGAGGCGCTGGCCGGGGACTTGTTGCCCGAGCGGTCGACGGCGATGACTCGGACGTACCGAGTGGTGGCGTCGGGCACCGGGAAGGTCCCCACGGCCGCCACGCTGTTGACGAGCATCCCGGAGTTGGCCGTCATGGTGCCCACGAGGGTGGCCGAGGAGGCAGTGAACCCCGAGGACGTACCGTCGTGGACCTCCAGGGCCGCGAGGTCGTTCTCCAGGTTGTAGGTGCCGCCGCTGGCCTTGCCCAGCGTGTGGACGACCTGAATGTTGAGCGCTGAGCCGGCCACCGTGGGAGCCGCCGGAGTCGACGGCGGAGTGACGTCTCCCTGGGCCACCGTGGTCTCGTCCGCCGACCAGGCCCCGTTGTTGCCGTTGGAGTCCACGGCCCGGACCGAGATGACGTACGAGACGCCCGGCTCCAGGCCTTCGATGGCGAACTGCTCGATGCCCCAGGCTGCGTACGCGGACTGGAAGACCGTGCCGCCGGAGGTCCTCCAGCGCACCTCGTAGTGGTCGCCGTCGATGACCGTGGAGCCGTCGGTGTTCAGCGGCTGGTCCCACTGCACGATGATCCGCGAGCGGGTACGGCCCTGGGCGTCCTGATAGTTCGAGGTGGAGAAGGGCGTGTTGAGCGGCGGGGCCCCGGGGACCGAGGTGTCCACGCTGGGCCGGGAGCCGATCGGCTGGCCGCTGGAGGACGTCAGGGTCCGGGAGATGCCACCCACGGTGATCGAGGTCGAGCCCGGGGACTCGAACTCCACGTAGTCCGTGAGGTCGTACCAGGTGCCGTCCTGGGCCCGGAAGGCCACGGTGTGGCCCTGGGTGATGGGCCAGGAGGTCTCGGAGACCCGGATGGCCACCGGGTTGACCCGCTGGCCCCGGAACGTGATCTCGTTGTCCAGGTCGACCAGGCCCGAGTCGGGGTCGTACGCATAGACGTAGTCCCCGACCTCGAACGATCCCCGGATGTCGTAATCCGCGGCGGACAACGTCAGGGCCTCGCGAGGGCTCGTGAAGCGGTTGAGCTGGAGCTGTGCCCGAGCGTCCGCGTTGCCCGTGGAGGTGTCCGACTCGGAGACCAGGCGGGTCATCTGGACCGCGTTGCCGTGGAGGTCCAGGTACGGGTTGGCGATGATGTCCGCCGAGCCCGTGGCGATCGACTCGCCCTCGCCCTCGGCGAGGAGTACGACCCGGGTCGTGAAGTCCTCCACGTCCCGCTGGGTCTCGAAGTCCCCTCCCAGGGACGTCAGATCCATGTCGTAGCCGCTCGCCAGGGAGGCGACAACGCACGTGGGCACGGAGACGTAGAGGTCGCTGACCTTGCCCGCGTCCAGCGTGCCGTCCCCGTTGACCCGCCACTCCACCGGGTTGTCCCGGTCGGTGGTGAAGACCCCGCAGACGTACGTGATCGCGGTCCGGGGGTCCTCGAAGCGGTGCGTGCCCGTGTACGTCCCGCCGACCGTGTGGAGGGTGCCCTCCTCCACGGCCCCAGAGGACGGCAGGAGCGCCCGGATTGAGTTGGCGAAGGTCTGGGCCGTCAAGGCCACGGGAGCCTCGTAGACGGCTCCCTTGCCGTCCTCGTCCCCGAGCCAGATGGCCATGCTCGCACCGGAGATCCGGTAGGCGTTCAGGCCGTCCGTGGGGGCGCCACGGTTGCCGGAGATCTCCTTGTTCCGAACCACACCGACATACCGCGCGGCCGTCAGAAGGCCGTCTCCGTACTGGGCGGGGTCGAGCCGACCCGGGACGATCGCCAGGTGGCCGAAGAAGTGGATGGCGTCCAGGACGTCCCGAGGAGTGGCCGGGGAGAGGTTCAGCTCCCACGAGCCGGGGGCCTGGAGGACTTCCTTGACGCTCATCCGCTCACCTCCGGACGGGATAGACCGCCTCCGGCAGGGAGGCGATGTACTGGTTGCGAAGGTCGGTGGCCGCCTCGCCGGACGGGACCGCTGTGCGGAGCTTCATCTCGTCGGCGTACAGGACGACCGAGGAGGCCGGGGTGCCGGGCAACCGGGCCTTCAGGCTCGCCTTCACCGCGTTGGAGGGGGCCGTGGCGGTGACCGAGTAGAAGGTCCACAGCCCAGCCCCGAGGGCGCTGACAGTGCCCTGAGAGGTCAGGAGGTTGGCGTTGCTCACGTCCAGCCAGTCGATGGCCAGGTTCACCGTGCCGTGCCCGGCGGGCGAGTAGAGCCACCCGGTGCCCGTATACGACTGGCCCACGGTGACGGCCGGGGAACCGGTGGCCGTCATGGAGATCAGCGGGGTGGCGGTGACGCCATCGGGGGTGAGCTTGTACGAGGCCACGCCCAGGTGGGCGAAGTCCGTGGAGCGTCCTCCGGTCCCGCCCGAAGCCGTCCACCCGGAGGCGTCCGTCTCGAAGTACGGGTTGGCGTTCAGGACGGGCTGGCCGCCCACGAGCCCCAGGAAGAAGTCCAGGGACGTTGTGGAGGACCGGGTGACCCCGCCGTCCGCGTGGCCCGTGAACGTCCGTGCAGAGCCCGCCAGGAAGGCGTTGCCGTCCGCGTCCTCCGAGGCCGCCGAGACGTACCCCGAGGAGGCCGTGGAGGTGGGCCCCTCCGGCGTCGCCAGGGACACGGAGAGCGTGGAGGACGCCCCGGTCTTCAGGAAGCCCTCGATCAGCCGGGAGCCGCGCCGGAGGCTGAGGTCCAGGGTCACCCTGCCGGGCACCGAGGACTTCACCAGCCGCACGATGACGTGTTCGGGCTCGTTGCGGAGCAGGGAGGCGCTGTCCCAGCCCGTGAGCACTGAGCCGGCCGTCACGTTCCACTGCTTCGTGAACCACGATCCGCCCGCGTAGGACTGGACGGCGAGGGTCGAGCCGGAGCCCGGCCCGACGCTGACCAGGCCGTTGCTCAGGGACCAGCCGGTGGCCGCCAGGAGGCGGTCCGTGCCGGTGACTTCCCGGCCCGTGCTCGTGGTGAAGCGGACCCGTCCGGCCATGTAGGCCGAGGGGCTGCACCCCCAGCGCGGGGAGACGTTGGCGGGGATGCCCCGGTACACGGTGATCGCCCCGTCGGCCCCGGTCCTCGTGAGGATGCTGGGAGCGGTCGAGCCGGTGAAGTACCCGTAGTGCCCGATGGGCGGGGCGTGCCAGCGCTCTCCGGTCAGGGAGAAGTCGTTCTGGCGCACTGCACCCGTCAGGCGGCTCTGGAGGTCCGTCTCGTTCTCGGTGCCCGCCCTCGTGAGGTCGAGCTTCCAGTCCGAGAGGAGGACCTCGTTCTTCCACTCGGTCAGATCCGCGGTGACCCCGGTGACGAGGTAGAAGCCGTTGCGCTCGGGCTTGTCCTCGAACGTCACCGGGAGGACGGAGCCCTCCAGGGCCAGCAGGTCGTCATGACGGTCCACGAGCTGCTGGCGCGTGAGGGGCGGGGACGCCTCCTGGCCGGAGACGGAGAGCGTGCGCTTCTCGCCTCCGGACTCGGAGACCTTGAAGACCTCCCGGAGGGCCAGCCGGCCCACCGTGAGCGTCCCCCATCCACCGGACTCGGGCATCAGACACGCTCCCTGTCGTACTTCCGGAGCGCTTCCTTCATCTCCGCCACCATCTGCTCGGCGACCTTGCGGCGCTGGGCAGGGCTGGTGAAGTCGAAGGAGCCGCTGACGTGGACGGAGAGGTTCTCGATGTGCGTCCCGGTCCTGGGCGTGGCCCCGACGGGACCGGAGAGGCCCACGGCGGCCTGGGCAGGCGCGAGAGCGCCCTCCATGGACCGCTTGACCTGGTAGCCCTTCTGGTCGATGCCCTCGGCCAGGCCGGTCATCATCGACTGGCCGGAGTACAGGGTCCAGCCCTTGCCCGAGAACGGGCCCTCCTTAGCCGGGGAGAACGGCAGGAGGTTGCGGGCGTCCTTCAGTACGCCGCCGATGGCGTCCTTGACGTTGCCCGCCATGTTCTTGATGCCGTCGATCAGGCCCTGGATGATCTTCCGGCCGGACTCCCTCAGCCACGAGGCCGCCCCGGAGAGCGCGCCCATGACCTTGCCCTTGATCCCGGAGACTGTGGAGGCGATCCGGCCGACGGCGTTGACCACCGCGTTCTTGGCGTTGTTGATGCCGTTCGAGATCGTCGTCCTCACCCAGTTCCAGGCGGTCGACGTGGCGTTCTTGATCGTTCCCCAGATCGATGAGATGCGCGTGGAGATCGCTCCCGTCACGGTGGAGATCACGGTCTTCACGCCGTTGATCAGCTCGGAGACCTTGTTCTTCACCCAGGTCCAGGCTGCGCTGGTGGCGCTCTTGATCTTGTCCCAGTGCTTGATGATCAAGCCGGGGCCCGTGAAGTTCAGGAAGATCTTGACGATGAAGTCGATCGCCTTGCTGATGAAGTCCTTGATCCCGTTCCAGATCTGCGAGGTCTTGGTCTTCACCGAGTTCCAGGCGCTGGCGATGCCGTCCTTGGCTGTGTTGAACCAGCCCGGGATGGTCTCGGTGAAAAAGCCCGCGACCGGCTGGAAGATGTTGTTGCGGATGAAGTTCCAGACGGTGGCCGTGGACTCCTTGATCCAGTTCCAGGCGGCTGTCCACGCCTTCGAGAACCAGTCGGTCTTGGTCGCGATCAGGACGATCGCCGCGATGAGGGCCACGATGCCGATGACGACCCATGTCATCGGGTTGGCGAACAGAGCGGCGTTCAGCGACCACTGGGAAGTGGTCCAGATGGCGTTGCGCAGAGCGACGATGGCCTGAGCTGCGGACCACAGCTTCATCGCGATGACCAGCGTGGTGATGATGCCCGCCAGGGCGGACAGGACCGGCGTCGGGACGTTCGCGATGATCTGCGCGAAGCTCTGGGCCAAGAGCAGGGTCGCCCCAGTGAAGGGCGCCAGGGCCATGACGATGTTGCCCACGGCCTTGGCCAGGTCGCCCACGATCTCAAGCAGCCGAGGGCCGTTTTCCTGGGCGTACTGGACGAACTTCTGGAAGCCCTGCGACTGGCCGAGACCCTGGCCCCACTCGGCGAAGCGGGCTGTCATCTCCGCGAAGCCGCCGGACATCTGACCACTCAGGGGCAGGAAGGCCATGATGATGCCGCCCACGCCCTTGGCGATGTTCTTCGCGCCCTCCAGCAGGTTCGTGAGGTTGCCGCCTGCCGTCTCCGCGAGCTTCTTCGCGAAGCGGTCGACGGCCCCGCCGTTCACGGCGGCCTCGATCTCGTCCATGAAGCCGCCCAAGGCGGTGGCCGTGGCCTTCACCAGAGGCGTGAGAGAGGGGAGGATCTTGCGCAGGATGCCGATCCCCTGGGTGAAGATCGGCATCGTGGTGCTGGCCAGGGAGTCCGACCACTTGTCGAAGTCTCCGCGCAGGCCGATGAAGGCCCGAGCGGTGTCCCTCGTAGCCGGAGGCATCTTGGCCAGAGCGTCGTTGTACGCCTTCTGCGCGGCAGCAGCCTTCTCGCCACCCTCGGCGGCTGCCTGCTGTGCCTTGTCGTAGAGCTTGACGGCTTCGCTGACGTCCTCGAACTGCGGCTTCACCGCTTGGGTGAAGGCCGCCAGTCCCGCACCGGCGGAGGCGAAGGCCGTAACCATGCCGCCCGCCGCGATGGCCACGCCTGAGCCGGCCGCCATGGCGGTGGGGCCCAGGAGGGTCAGCTTGGCGATGAACTGGTTGACGCCACGGATCGCGCCGGTGGTGTCGGCATCGACGTCCACGAAGGCGCTGGCGATCTGGAACGACACGGGCTCACACCTCCACCCTCTCGACCAGGCCGGGGTCCAGGAGGCTCACGTCCTCGACGTGCGTCTCTGGGGTGGAAGTGCTGCTCACGCCCTGCTTGCGCTGCTCCTCGTGAGCCGCGCGGGCCGACATCACGCCCTGGAAGGCGTGCGTGCGAAGGGCCAGCGAGAGGAATCGGGGACCGCTGATCTCGTCCCGCTCAAGGTCGATGCCGTAGATGCCCAGGAAGTCGGCATCGAGGTCTTCCTCGTGCTCGGTGACCCAGACCCACTCGACGATCGAGCGCTTCAGCGCTTCGAGGCTTTTCCCTGCTGGGCGGCCTGGCCGAAGGCGCGCTTCTGGATCTTGTCCAGGATCGCGTCGTACTGCTCGTCGGAGACCTCGCCCTGCTCGTTGCAGGCGTTCAGAGCCTCCAGCGCCTCTTCGCCCAGGATCAATTCGATCCCCATCTGGCTGGCGACCTCCTGGCCGTGGGCTCGGGCCTCCTTGAGGACCCGCATGGTCATCCAGCGGGGGATGATCTTCGGGATCGTGTACACCGTGCCGTCGATCGAGAAGACGGGGATGCGCTCGATCTCCTCGGCCTGTCGCTGGCCGGTGGAGATCTCGATGATCTCCGGCTCCTGGACGTTGTCTTCGTACTGAACCGCCTTGGTCCTGGCGGTACTGGCCCGGGGTGTGCGGGCAGCAGCCATGGGTGTGGCTCCTTCTGGATGATCAGGCCGTCTGGTCGATGACCTTGTACGGGGCGATGGAGGAGGTGACGTAGAAGGAGGCCCACTTCACGGAGAACAGGGTTTGGTCGTCCTTCTTGTAGGTGGACTCGACCTTGTCGTTGGAGAGGACCTTCCGGACGATCACGCGGCGACGGAAGCCCTGCGGGGCGTAGCCGTCGATCAGCAGGGCTCGGTACGTCGGCTGAGTGGCCGAGGTCGCGTAGGCGGGCTCGTACGACTTGTAGCCCGTGCCAGAGGCCGTGGTGCCGCCGTTGAGCACGACCTTCAGGTTGTCCAGCGTGGCCTGGGCGAGGTTCGTCTCGACCGTCAGGACTTCCTTGGTCTTCCGGGCTCCGGGGACCTGGACGATCTGGTCGACTTCCAGCTCGGTGTACGTCTGGTCGATCACGAGCTTCACGCCGTCCTGCGTGCCGCCGAGATCCGTCCAGGCCACGCCGGGAGCGGTGTTGATCGCAGTGTCCAGGGGCTCGGTGGCGCCGAAGTCGCCGATGTAGAGATCGGCCGGGCCCATGATCAGGTCGGTGGTCGTGACGGCCATGTCAGGCCCCCTTGCGCTGGGACGCCTTGGCGTCGGTGGTCTTGTCGGTGGCCTGGGCGGAGTCGCCCTCGGCCTCGTCGGGGAGCAGCAGGCCCTGACGTTGGAGGTCCAGGCGCTCGGCCTCGGTGACCTCGATGTCCAGGTGCGGCTGCATGGTGGTGCGAACCTTCATCGGGGAAGTCCCTTCATCAGCCGGGCAGCCGCGCTGGCCCGGGAAGCACTGCGGGGCGTCAGGCCGCCGACCAGTGAAGTTGCAGGTCGAACTGGACCCGGGCGAACCGGGCTTCGTCCGACGGGATGCGGCGGGGCTCGGAGACCGCGTAGGCGGACTGCACGCGCACCGTGCCGAAGAGGTCGGGAAGCTCCGTCAGGCGCTGGCCGGCTGTGTACGTGGCCGCGAGGATGAGCGCCCCGAGGTGACTCGCCAGGCCCCAGGGCGGCTCAGGACTGCCGGGCGTGGCCGCCCAGCAGTCGACCTGGACGACAGGGCGCCGCATGGGCAGATGGATGCCGGGGGTGCCGCCGACGGTCATCACCTGCACGAAGCCGTCAGGCCAGGTCGTTGGGTCCTTGGGCAGCTCGGTGCCCACGTCCGCCTGCATGTCGGGGACCTGCTGGAGCCAGGCGGTGGCTACCAGCTCGGTGGAGGGGTAGGGCATCAAGCCCGCTTCCGGTAGAGCGCGGGCCGGAGGAAGGGCTGTGCCCGCTGCTCCTCGGTGCCCAGCTCCACGTGGGACGCGTAGTCGGCCTCGGCAATGACCCGGTTGCCCTCGGGCCGGATGGACGCCCGGAGGTGCCCGGTGTCGACCGGAGCCAGGCGCCGGGCATCCTCGGCCACCTCTTCTGTGATCTGCTCCGCCTTGCGGTCGGCCTCCCGCTGGATCTCCAGCTCCCAGCCGGAGTTGATGGTGATGCGTGTTCGGGTCACCGCGGCCTCCTATGGGGTGTTGAGGCCCGGCTCGACCAGGCGGAGATCCAGGCGGAGGTCAGCCCGCTCTACGGGGCTGTGAGGCCGAGTGACGGCCTCCACGAGGTACGTGACGCCGTCCTCCAGGCGGAGGCGGTCGCGTTCCCTGACGTCGGTGTCGGGCGGCACCAGGCCGATCAGCTTCCGGATCACCGTCGTGCGCTGATCGGCGGGGACGAAGGTGGTCTGGGACTGTTCGGTGAGCCACACCGGGACGTTCGCCAGGACGGGAGTCGTGTCCGGGATCAGGTCCCCGAACTCGTTCTCCACGGAGCCGCGCAGGACATCCACGATGACCTCCGGCATGACGGTGCCGATGGCCTCCACGTGGTGAGCACCGCCAAACGGTGAGGGCCACCGAGCGGGCTGCTCCAGTACCTGGAGAAGCAGCCCGTCCCAGCGGATGCGGTCGTTGAAGCGGACGTCCGTCCCTGCGGGGAGGAACACCCGGTACGTGGGGCTGGAGTCCACCTGCCCGTCGGCCGGTTTGCCGCCCGTCTCCGGCTGTACATGCGCCTGTACGGACGTGCCGGTATCCACACCGTCCGGGTGGGTGATCGTGACGGAACCCGTGAGGATCGGGATCACCACGTCACCACCCAGCGGTTCAGGGCCCCAGAGACCCGGAGCGCCTGGAGAGCTGCCGGAGCGATGCGTCCCGGCTCGGTTCCCGAGGTGCCCCGCGTGTACTCGACTCCGCCGACCTGGACGCGGCCCCCCTGGCGCTGGGCACACGTGAGATCGCCCGTTGCCACCAGGTACTCGGCCTGGGCCAGCGTGGCCATACGCAGGGCCGTCTGGACCTTCGGATCGGTCGGCATCCCGTTGACGTCCGTGTTGTATACGGCGCCGATCAGGAGGCCGTCGATGTCGTCCGAGGCCCGGTCGAGCACCTTGGCGGCGTTCGCCGGTGTCGGGTCGGGGGCCAGATAGTCGATGAGCTGCTGCTCCGTCGCATAGGCCACGGCACACCCCCTACTGGGGCTCCGTGTCCCCGTACGCCTCGGCCAGCTCGTCGCGGGTCTGGGACTCCGCCTCGGCCTCGTCAGCGCCCTGGGAGACCGCGTAGGCCACCCAGTCCTTCTTCGAGGCGCTCTTGCTCGGCCGGGCGGCCGGCTCAGTGCCGGGAGCCTCGGGCTCCTCGGCCTCACCCTGGAAGGCGGACCCGTCCTCGTTGACGCGGACGAGCCCTCCCTCCTGCTCACGACGGGCGAAGGACTCGGTCAGCGGGAGGTCCAGCTCCCACACGTGGCCGCCCTCGCCCCGAAAGAACCCGGTCTCGGCCATGCTCAGACGCCCCGGGGAACCTTGAACGCCGTGATCGTGCCGGTGTGACCCGACTCGATGTCGACGTACAGGTTGCTGCCCGCCTGCTGGAAGCGAGAGCTGGAGACCGGACCGATCCAGGTCACGCCGGTGTTGGCCGCGACCGAGGCGGTGATGTCGCCCTGACCGCCGCGCCAGGCGGGCGGGTTGGTCCCACCGGCCTTGAGGGTGACGGTGTGGGCCGAGGTGTGGGTGTTGGTCACCCGGATCACCAGCTCCTCGGCGTGGACCGAGGAGAGGCTGATGACGTGGTCGTTGGTGGCGTCCAGGGTGGTCCCGGCCGGGTCCGCGAGGGACCCGTTGCCCACCAGGTTGGAGATCGGAACGGCGGTACGCGCCATGGTGGATACCTCTCAGGTGATCTGGACGAGCCGTCAGACGGCGGTCTTGGACGCGGTCAGAACGGCCAGGCCGTCGGGGCGGATGACCTTCGCGCCGTAGAGGTGCAGGCCACGGACTCCGGTGGCGAAGGTGGTCTCCAGGCGCAGGGCCTCAACCTCGGTGACCTGGTCCGCGAAGGAGATCGCGCCGGAGTAGCCCGCCATGACGGCGTAGTCGTCGCCGCTGATGATCGGGACGCTGTTGCTCTTCAGGACGCGCATGTTGTCGACCTGGCCGACCTCACCGTTGCGCAGGCCCGCCGAGGAGCCCGAGGCGTCCACGCGGACGAACTTGTCGTTGGTGAGGAGCAGGCCGTAGTACCACGGCGGCACGACGACCCAGCGGTCCTGGTCCGGGACGTTGCACTCGTCCAGCCGGACACCGAGGTCGATCAGGCCGTTGTACGCCTTGTCGCCATCGGTGATCGCGGTGGCCGCCTTGACGTTCGAGGACTGGACCTGGGTGTACAGGCTCGCCACGTAGGCGTCGGCCTTGTTCTTCAGGTTCCACGACGCGGCGTCGGTGCGGGCCGCCATCTCGTCGCCCGCCTGGGCCTTGTCGATGTCGTCGACCTTGAACGCGAAGGCGTCCGACTGGTCGACCTTGAGGGTCATCTCGGCGTCGGCGAGGTCCTCGTACGAGATCGTGTCGCCACGGTTGTACGTGAACACGGAGACGTCGCCCAGCATCTTGATGTGGACGGTGTCGCCCTGCTTCTTGATCTCGCCCTCGTAGTCGTGGTTCACGATTCCGGGGCCTGCGTAGACCAGGGACTTGCGGAGGGAGACGAGGGCCTGAGCGGCCCACACCTCGGGCTTGAAGACCATGAGTTCTCCTGTGGTCTCAGAGGGGTTTGTGGACGCGGCCTCGCACCTCGTGCGTCAGCCGGGGATGACGAGGCCGGGCCCAGCCGCAGGGCCCTGATCGCGTCTCGTCAGGAGGCGAGGTAGTCCTTCAGGAGGCCGTCCTCGCGGGCCTTGACCAGCTCCTCGGGGCTGAGCTTGGCCACCTCGGCAGCGGTGAGCTGGCGCTTGCCGCTCGTGCCGCCTGCCATGTCGACACCGCCCCGCGCGGGCACCGGGGGAGCGCCCTGGGCCTTCAGCCGGGGGTTGGCCTCCACGGCCTTCTTGATGGCCGCCTCGACGTTCGCCGCGAAGGTGTCGGACGTCGGGTCGAGCTTGTTGATCGCGCGCTCGAACGAGGCTGAATCCAGGAGGGCTTCGGGGTCCGCACCATGCTTCGAGGCCGTGTGGAACACCGCGAGCTTCACGGTGGCCGCTCGGGCCTGCTGGTCGGACTCCTGGGCCTTCTGGGCGATCTGCTCGGGGGTGAGCTTCTTCTCCTCACCGCCGCCGAAGAGAGAGCCGAACTTGCCCATGAACTCGGAGAACTGGGTCTCCAGGGCAGTGCGCTTGGTCTTCTCGGAGTCGACCTCCGCACGGAGGTTCTCCACGAGGCGCTGGGCCTTCGCGGGGTCGAACTCGCCTTCGAACTTCGGGGCCTTGCCGGTACCGCCGTCACCCTGGCCCTGTGAGCCGGCCGTGGGGCCGCTCGCGGGCTCCTGCGGGTTCTGGGTCTCCGGGGCCTTGCCCGGGTCTCCAGCGCCCTGCTGCGGGTTCTGCGGTTCGGTGGGAGTGGCCATGACGTCGTCCTCCTTGTGACGCTCGTCGAAGGGCCCGGCCACGCCTTGGCGACCGAGCGGGGAATCACTGGGGGAGGGGAGCGGGCTCCACGACGGGCCTTGCCGCCGGTGCCGGCCTCTCCTCGGCCAAGATCGCGGCGACCTCCTGGTCCACCTGCGTCTTGGTCCACGTCGGGTGCAGAGTCTGCACCCGGAGCTTCAGGGACATGGCCTTCGCCGAGACGAGGACCGTGAGGGTCTCGGCCAGTTCCTTCAGGGAGGGCTGGACGGCCGTGGGGAACGCCACGTCGATCCCGGCCTCCGGGGCGGACCGGGTGCCGAACACCTCGCGGTCGATGCCCAGGAGCGCCTGGAAGAGGCCCTGGAGGGCCGGACGCCAGTACAGGATCTTCTGGCCCCGGGTGCTCAGGCTCTGCTCCTTGCGGGCCTGGACCTCGGTAGCCGTCACGGCTGCCACGTCGCCCTTGCCGCCGAAGCTCTGCACCGAGTAGCCCGCGCTGGAGACGATCTGCTCGAACAGGGCCTCCGCCGTGGCGAGGTGCTGCTCCACGCGGATGTCGAACTGGTTCATCGTGACCGTGGCGTCCAGCGACTGGATGCCCACGAACGCCTCGCGCTCCATGTCGAAGCGCGCGGCCTTGCCGGGGCCCTCGATCTCAAGGGCCGCTTCCGGAACGATGATCCGGCTCTTGCCGAGGCGGAGGTCTCGCATCAGGCTCGTGTACGTCTCGTCCAGGGCGTCCATCAGCAGCTCGACCCCGGCGAGGTCGGAGCGTCCGAGGTTCACCGCTGCCCGGCAGCCGGCCCAGATGCGGTTGGGCCTGACGTTCGGCACGTACGCGGCCGTCATCCAGGGGATGTTGGTGAGGACCACACCGTCGTCGCCGTACAGCTCGGCGAGGTCCGCGGTGCCCTCGAAGGCGCTCAGGGGGATGCGTTCGCCCAGCTCGGCGGCCGTGCCCTTGTACAGGCCGTAGGAGATCGAGCCGCGCTCGTGCAGCTCCAGGAGCCGGAGCGTGCACTCGTCGTCCTGGTACTTCACGTCCCAGAAGGTCACGCCCTGGAGGCGGTCCCAGGCCCAGGAGCACACCGCACGCTCGGGGGACTCAGGGACGAGCCACGAGCGGTCCCCCATGCTCTGATCCCAGACGACCTTCAGGAAGACGCCTCCCATGGCCGCACAGATCTCGGCGGCCTGCTGGAGGGCGGCGTGCATCCCGTCCGTCTGGAAGGCGTCCAGTTCCTTCTGGGTCGTGCTGTCCGTGGAGGTGAACTTCGGCATCTCCGCGAAGAGGAGGCTGGCGCTCAGCTCGGCGATGTCGGCGGCCACAGGGACGTGGAGCTTGGTCCGCAGGGTGCCCGGCGTCAGCGTCTGGCCCCAGAAGGTCCGGGGGACGACCGTAGGCGCTGCTCCACGGGCCTTGTCGCTCGCGAAGTACGCCTGGGCCGTCGGGCTCGTGAGCCCGCTCGTGCCCCCGTACACGCTCGTCAGGGCATCCGAATCACCGGAGTACCAGGCGGTCCACTCGGTCAGCTTGCGGGCCACCGGGTCCAGCTCGGGCGGGGGCCAGAGGGTCTTCCCGCCGACAGGCAGAGGCATCCGGGGTCACCCCCGTCCTCATGTCGTCAGGCGGCCCGCCGGATCTGGTGCTGCCACAGGAGGCGGGTGGTCCGCAGGGCGTAGCGCAAGGCGTCCACGCCGTGGTCGTTCTGCTTCAGCGGTGCGTCCTGGCCTTCCAGAGCGGCCTTGGGGTCCCAGGTGTACGAATCCATCTCCTTCAGCAGCTCGCGGCACGAGCTGTGGATCAGGAGCTGACGGTTGGCCAGGAGGTTGGAGACGAGGCGGATGCCGTCGATCACCGCGTTGTCGGCCGCCGTGGGGTTCAGACCGTCCGTACGGAGCTGGGAGATGAAGCTCGCCGCGCTGGGGTCCACCACGACGTACTGAGGCCGTACACGGCCGTGCTGAGGCACGTTGTCCAGCCACCCAACCACCCGCCGGGATGCCTCCGCCTGGGTCAGGGAGAGGCTCCCGGAGTCCTTGGCATACCGGTACTCGGAGGCGACGTAGAGCCGCCGGTCCTCGCCCAGTCCGATCAGGACCGCGTGGGTCGGGTTGGTCGCGCCGTAGTCGATGCCCACCGAGATCCACTTGCGGATCTGCGGGAGGATGTCGACGACCTGGGTGGTCGAGTCGAACATGTCGTAGATCGCGCCCTGGGCGGCGACCCACTGACCGAGGACGAAGCGCTTGTAGAAGAGCCCGACGTTGCTCCGCTTGATGTCGGAGACGTACTCGGGGTCCAGGTGCGTGTTGTCGTCCAGCGTGAAGCTGAAGACCTTCATGGCGGCCCGGCGCTCCGGGTCGTCGATGTTCCGGACCTTCAACCAGTGCGTGGGCGAGTCGGGGTTCGTGGAGGCGTACACCCTCGCCCCGGCTACACGCATGCGGGTCCGGAGCATCTCCCAGAAGACCTCCGGGAGCAGGGTGGCCTCGTCCACGTACGCACCGGCGCACGTCATGCCCCGGATCTTGTTCTCGGCCTTGATGTCGTTCGCGCCGATCACGTGGACCAGCCGGCCGAAGATCCGGCAGGTAGGCGCACCGGGGGTGTAGTCGACCTGCTCCGCCAGCTCCCCGAAGATCTCCGGGTTCATCAGCGGCTGGAGGACGTTGCGGTACAGGGAGTCCCGGGTCTTGCCGATCATGACCAGCTCGCCCGTGGTGGACGCCTGGGGGACGAACATCATCCAGGCCCACGCCGAGGCGATGGTCTTGCCCGAGGAGACCGCACCTTCCCAGAGGTTCACCCGTCGGTTGGCTGCCGCGATGCTGCGGATCTGCTTCGGGCTGAAGCGCTCCAGGAGGAACTGGGTGCTACGAGCCGTACTCGTCGGCATCGTCGCCCCCAAGCTCCCGGGCTGCGGTCGCCATGGCATCACTGAGGCTCTGGAGGAGCCCTCGGGCGTTCTCCCGCCCCGTGTCCCCGGCGTCGACCTGGGCGAGCTTCAGTGCGCTCGTGATGGCACTGGAGGCGGCCAGCGTGAAGTCCTTGGTCTCCTTCGCCGGGGGTTCCGGGACGGACTCGGTGGTGATCTCGCCGGTGTGGCTGAAGCCCGTCAGGAGGTACCGGCTCCGGGCTCGCGTCATCGTGTGCTCGGCGAGATCGAGGAACTGCTCCTGGAGCCGCTGGCGCCTGTCCTTCAGATCGACCTGACGGGCGTCAGTGGCGGCCCTGACGGCCTCCCTGTCGAAGGAGAGGCCGAGGCGCTGAGCGTGGTTCGTGATGGTGCCGACGGACCACTCCATCTGACGGGCGATCTCGTTCCGGCTGACGCCGTCAGCGTGGAGCTGACGGAGGGTCTCTTCGTCCAGTGCGGAGAAGGTTCGGGACGACACGGCCGGCTCACCCCCTCGCACGCGTGTGGTGACGGGTGACCGGTCAGTCAGCGAGAACGGCTGACGGTGCCCCGGTTGCCCTGACAACATCAGCGCCATGCAGATTGTTCAGGTCCTGTTGGCCGCCGTGAGCGCCATGGGTGTTTCCGGCATCTCGTCCTGGCTCGTCGACCGTTCGATCAAGAAAGAGGTCGATCAGCTCGATATGGAGCCGGAGACGGAGCCTTCGAGCGGAGACTCGCGTACGCGTACGCTCGAAAAGGACTTCACGAAGATGCTGCGCAAGTACTACGCACATGGACTCTCGCAGGCGCGCATCAACCAAGTGACGAGTGTCAGCTTCTCGGTTCTCGGCGGCCTTGTACTGCTGGGAGGCGTTGGACTTGCCATCTGGAAGGCAGAGACGACTGGTGAGTTCTACGCCGCGATCGTCACCAGCGTGGCGGGTCTGGTGATGTCCGTGGTTGCGACACTCTTTCATCGCCGTGCCGACAAGGCGCTTGAGCATCTGACGGACCAGACTAGGAATCTCAGGGCGGATATGGCGACGGAGCGTGATGCTCGGCAGGCCGTTGCCCTCCTTGACGACGTCCAGAACTCAGCCCTGAAATCCCAGCTACAGGCTGCGCTAATTCTGAAGTTTGCCCAGGCAGAGATCCCTGTCCTGAACGGTGTCAACCTGAATGGCGCGACGACGGCTAACGGATCGGAAGCGACTGTTCCGACGTCACTGAACTAGGGGACGCTAGGGCCAAGAGGCGCTTGGCCTTGGCCCGGGTGGCCTTCTCGGCCCTCGCGACGTCGAGATGGCGGAAGAGCCTCTGGCCTCGGTGATCGAGGCCCCCGACTTTCAAATGGCCCCTGTTGACCCACGAGTAGACCGTCACGACGCTGACGCCCGTCAGCTCGGCGGCCTCTCGGGCCGTCAGCCAGATTTCGTCCTCCACTGAGGCCCTCCCGCACATGCGAAAGGCCCCGGTCCGCCAATGGCGTCGGGGCCTGCACGAGGACGCACCTCGCCTGCTGCGTTCGATTATGCGGTCGTTCGTTAGGGAAAGCAAGTACTGGCTCTGATGGGCGTCAGTTCCGCTCCGCGACGTGCTGACGCATGCCCGCGAACCCCGGGCTATCGGGGGGAAGGGGATCGCCACGTAAGAAGGCCCCGAGGATCTCCGTCCCCTCTCGCGCTGCGGACTGCATCCATTGGATCTGGCCACCAGCACGGAGCCCGGGAACCAGGAGCCACGCATTGCCGACCTCGTACACGGCCTCCAGGCGCTCCCGGAGCTGCGAGTGGGGGATCAGCAGGACAGAGGCGTTCATGGCCATGAGGCGTCGCTGCCCGGCGTGCATGAAGTCCTGGAAGGGCCCGCTGAAGCCGTACTGGTGGTCCGCGGCGGGGTGCTCCTGGTAGTGAACCATCAACTCGTGCCGGAGCTGGACCAGTTCGCTCAGGGCGGCCTGGGCCGCTTCACGCCGGTAGCCCTCCAGTCGCTCGGTCTTTGCGGTCCTCGACTGGAGCCATCCGCCCAGGACTGCTCCTCCGGCGCCTAAGACCGCACCCCCGAGACCGATCAGCCCCACCAGTGTTTCCGTCTGCATGACGTCCCCCTCCAAGGCGCACGAGTAGTCGAGGTGACGGGCGTCATGACGGATTCGAACGACGGCGATCCTCCTCCGCCCACCCCTCTTCCCGCATCTCCCGCTGCGTGGTCTCCCTCTTCTCCCTGGATGTGGGCGTGGGCAGGGAGTCTCCACGCATGTAGGCCGAGAGCAGTGCGATCGAGTGTTCTGCATCGAAGTGGCTCAAGTACGGCTCATGCTCCGACTGCCATGCATCGACGTCCATAGATGTACGGACAACTTCCAGAGCGTCCCGGAGGCGCTCCCTCAGCTCGTTGGCCTCCGGGATGAGGGCGGCATTCAGCTCCGCGCTATACGTGTGGTCGTAGCCCGTTTGGTACCACTGATTTCTCTCTTCAGCGGACATGCCGACCTTCCACGTGGAGACATGTCTTCGCAGGTCGTACAGCTCGGTGAGGGCCTTGTCGGCTGCGGTCCTACCGCGCTCCTCCAGAAGGTCGGCTCGGGCCTCCTCCCGCCTCTTCTGCTCCATCTGCGCCTGGTGCCGTTGCTGAACCCATGTGCCCAAGAAAGCTCCGCCCGCGCCCATGGCGGCACCGCCGAAGCCCCACAGAGCAGCCACTACCTCTGGTTCCATACAGATCATCATGCCGACGGGACCAACCCGCATGGGGCTAATCCCGTCAAGTCCCTGTGGGTGCTTCCGGCCGTCAGGCGGGCGGCAGCTCCTTCAGCTCCGGCTCCTTCTGCTCGACCCTCAGCCGGGCCTGTCGGCATGAGCCGTCGGAGTTGGGGAGGCTGGCGTCAGCCAGGGCCTGACGGATGTGGCGGGTCGCGGGCCTCCCTCTCAACTCGTCGTAGAGCCGCCGGACGATCTCATCCGCCGAGGGCTTCTGCGGACTCTCGGAGGCCTTCTCCGGCTCCTCGGGGACGCGGGCCGTGACGACCTCGGGGCGGGGTGTCAGAGCAGTGCTGACGGCCTTGACGGTAGGCGGTGGGAGAGCGGGCATCGCCTTGATCACGGCGGGCTTCCACGGGGGAGCACTGGTCCTGCTGAGGTTCACCGTCGGCGGCACCGGCTCGGGACTGACGACAGGCCTCATGACGGTCACGCCCGCCAAGTGCAGGGTGTGCGCGGCGACCAGCGGAGGGACGGCACTGACGGCCACCACCACGGCGGGGCCCTTGACGAGATACCCAGCCTCGATCAGGTGGGCGATCACCTGGGCCGTCATCGCCAACAGCAAGGCCAGCACGGCACCCACGTTGGCCTGACGCCTCTCCGGACTGCCCTTCGTGAGGCTGGACGCAATGGCGGCGGCCACTCCGGCATAGAGGGACATCACCAGCGGCATGACGGCGGCGAAGGGAGGGGTCCACCCGGCCAGGAGGGCCAGGCGGTACTCGCCCGGCGCCGACAGTGCCAGGGCTGCGGTGAGCACGGCGGGTCGGCCGGCTGTCGTGGCGGTGCGGACCAACCAGGTCGAAGACGGGGAAGACCCCGCGCCCTTGGGGGACGCGGGGCTCTTGCGGGGACTCACGAGCGTCAGGCCTCCTGGGGCTTGCTGACGGCCTGGTAGGCCTCCCGGACAAGCTGCTGGTAGTCCCGCTCGTCGAGCTTCACAGAGCTGCACAGCACGCACTCGGCTGCCCAGCCAGAGTGGTCCTCCCTGACGAGCGTCAGCATCTCGCAGCTCGGACACGGCACCGGCAGGGGCACCCGTCGGGGGTCGGTGCGGGTGATGGCCTTGACGGCTCGCATCAGCTCCCGGAGTTCCAGCTCGAAGTCGACGACCCAGACCTGGTCGCAGATCCAGCCGAGGTGCGTCAGGAGCCGGTTCGTCAGAGTGCTGACGTGAGTCCTGACGGGCGTCAGGCGGCGCTCCTCTGTGACCACCTGGCACCAGGTCTCCAACACTGCCAGGACAGGCGCCTCGCCGATCTGGTCCTCGGCGTCAGTGACGCTCTGACGGGCGTACGGACCCACGAGGTTCAGGGTGTCCAGGCGGCCCGGCAGAGGGGCGTGGAGGCGGGTGGAGGACCTGCCGTCACCGCCCCTCTGCTCCCGCTGCCGGGACATCGCGAGGAAGACGTACTGCTCGGGGATCTGGGCGAGGAGCCCGCGGAGCCGGGCCTGGCACGAGACACAGGTGCGAGTTTCAGCGGTCCGGTCGCACACCACGCACGTGGTGGATTCGGTCATCGGGCCCTCCGGATCCGTCGGAGGACCGCGACGATCAGGCCCGTGACGATGCCCAAGGCGAGAAGGTGGAAGCCGTAGTTGACGTAGTCGATCGTGGTGGACCTCACCGGTCCTCCTGCGTCTTCTGGAACTCGTGGCGGACATCGGAGAAGTGGATCAAGGAGCCGGGAAAGAAGCCGCCCAAGCCCTCGTCGAGCAGTTCGACTTCCACGATGGGGAGTTGCGGGTCGGGCACCGGCTCGTCGACCGAGTACATGCCCAAGAGGCTGTTGGCCTGGTCGGAGGTCAACATCGGCTCACCGCAGATGCCGGTCCCGTGATCGGCCTGGCAGTACCAGAACTCCCGGACGGCGGCCGTACCGAGATCGAGCACGCGGCCTCCGCAGTCGGAGACGGGCATGACGCGGTGGGCCTGCCAGGCGTCTCGGGCGATCTCCGTCAGCCGGGTCGCGATCAGGTCGTTGATGTTGATCGAGATGGTCACCGGTCGTTCTCCATGTCGTCGTCGTTGATCTCGTCGTTGTCGACCGCCGCCCAGAAGGCATCCAAGGCGGCGTCTGCGGCCTCGTCGTGCAGCTCCACCAGGGAGCCGTCGCGGCGCTTCTCCCAGACCCGGACGGGCCGGCAGGTGACCGTCTCGATCACGGAGGACCCGTCGGGCCGCTCGTGGACTTCGATGTCCTCGATCTGCTCCGGGCCGTAGCCCACGATCACGTCGTCGAAGATGCTCACTGGGCCTCCTCGGCCAGCCAGACGCCGCTGACCTTGCGGACCAGGCCCCTGGCCTCCAGGGCGGACAGGGACCTCCAGACGGTGTTCTCGGCCATGCCGAGGACCTCGGCCATCGGTTTAATGCGCTGCGGGTCGGCGACGGCCCGGGTGTACGCCCAGACGACCTTGGCGGTGTGGGTGAAGTCCGGGTCCGTCAGAACCGCGTGGATCTCCTTCGCGCTCACCGGCTCGGGGTTCAGGCGCGTCATCAGGCGGCACCCTTCTGGAGCTTCGTGCGAAGGGCCTCGATGCGCGTCCGGAGGTCGAGCGGGGAGGAGAGTTCCACCACGTTGGCCGGCTCGGTCAGGCGAGCCCGGGAGATGAGCAGCTCGGCGCCGACCTCCATGGCCGCACTCTTGATGTCGTCCAGGGTCATCAGGCCGTCGGGGTGGCGCAGGGCGAGCTTCGAGGTGATGAACAGGACCCCGTTGTCCAGGGTCTTGAGCTGCTCCTCAGTCAGGTAGTCCTTGGCGGACCGGGAGGGCCGCAGCTCACCGGCCTTCTTGCCCTGGTAGTCCCGCTTGTAGCGCTCGCCGCTGACCTGCGGCTGGCGGTCCCGGACGGTCTTGGCCGTCATGCCGAACAGCCCGAGGTAGATGATGTTCTGGACGTCCGCGAAGTCGCGATCGTAGCCTCCGGCCTCCTTCACGGCACGGACGATCGAGCGGTAGTCCTTCTTCTCCTGGAGGCGGGCTTCCAGCAACTCGTCGATGTCTCGCTCGATACGCGGCTTCATCGCCTTGAGCTGCTCGACCGGAGCGCTCGCGTTGATCACGAAGCCCTCGCGCTCGACCTCCTCCAGGAGGTCGAAGATCTGGTCGCGGAACTCAACCGCCTTGGGGAGACGGGACAGCATCAGCAGGTGGAAGACCCCGCGCTTGTAGATGACCTTCATGGTCTGCGGGCCGCCGGGAGTCTGGATGACTTCCTCACCGACGTAAAGGGGGCGGGAATTTCCCGCCTCCTTCGCCTGCGTCTCGACGAGGGCTCGGACGAACGCCTCAGTGTTGGCCTTGTAGCCGACGCCCTTCCGAAGATCGGCTGCGGCCATGAAGGAAGCCTGCTCGCGGGTGCTGAATCCCATCCGGAGCGGGGTGCCAGGGAAGATCTCCTGGATCGCCCGGAAGATGCTCGGGAGCTGAACGGTGCTCACGGGAGCCCTTTCGACTCACGCATAAGGGAGGTCCCTATGCGGGCCTCCAGCGGAGTCGTATCGCCTCTGCGGCGATGCCTCAATGATAGCAGTGAATTCCCACTTGGGGGAATGTATGGGTCAGGTGATTGAGGGCGCAGGCTTACTACTGGATTTCTTGTAGTAATGCTCTCTACGGGAATCCTTGGGGTAAGCGCAGACCTTGGCAGATGTGCTATCTGCGTGCCTATGCTGACCCATAGACACGACGAAGCCCCGGCCTAGGAACCGGGGCTCGTCAGCGGCTTATTTAAAAAGCCGGGTTGGTCCAAGAGGCCATCACCCCTCCGAGACCAGTACTCCGTCCGCCTCTACACATTCGGAGCGCCAATGAAAGCTATCGTCGATTCTACCGGCCAGATGCCTTCGGGTCGAATCGCTCCCCAGGAATCTTCGGAGTCCGTGAACTCCGCCCACCTCGTCGAGATCGCCCAGCGCATGGCCCGCGAATCGCAGGCCCTCACCGAGGCCGTCATCTCCTGGCAGCTCGTCACTCGCCCGTACCTGGACGGCTCTCGGGGAATCGCCCGCTGGTCCAACCTCTCCGACAAGACGGTTCGGGAGGTCGCAGGTCCCACCGGTGGCCTCTCCGAATTTAAATTCCTCTGGACCAGGACCCGGGGCCACTCCTCCGCCACCGTGGATGAGCGCGAGGAGATGCAGCTCCGGTTCCACTCCAATACGCGCACCGACTACCGCAGTACTTCACCTAAGAACCTTCAGGCCCCTGGCCCCCTGGGGGGTGCCCTGGCCCTTGGGGAGGGAGAGGAGAAGATCTTGGAGGGTAATGCGGTAGTGAGTGCGCGTATCAGTGAGAGGGGTCAGGAGGCCCTGGCCAACGGCCTGAAGACCCTCGCCCGACTGGACACGATGAAGGGCATGGGGGAAGGGGCGAGGATCCTGCGGGCTCTCGACGCCTCCCTGGACGTCTGGAGTGAGACGCAAGGTCAGGACGCCCCCGACTTCGCCCTGGGGCGTCAGGGGTGGAAGCTCGCGGTGCTGTGCGGCCTGCGGGACGTGACCCTCTCAGTCGCCGACATCCAGGACCTGACCGGGCTCTCGAAGCGGGGCGCCCAGGCCCTCGTGGCCAGGATGACCAAGGCGCTCCCCGGACTGGTCCAGAAGATCCGTCAGGGCCGTTCCTTCGTCTACGAGATCGCTTGGGCCCAGGTCTTCGACGAGGCCCTGGGGGAACGGTACGACGAGCGCGTGGCCCGCCACGACATCCGGAACCGTCGGGCCGCCCAAGACAAGGCGGTCCAGGAGACCTCGGCCCGTCGGGGGACCGGCCCCGGGTACATCGCGTACCTGCACTCCACGGCCAACGCCAAGCGGGAGCAGTACCTCGCGGACCGCCCGCTGCCCGAGAGCGCCTCCGAGGAGTTCAAGGCCCTGGTGGCCGAGGGCAATGAGATGGCGCTCTTCGAGTACTTCAAAGCCCAGGAGGTCGAGGCGGGGCCCGTTCCGGACTCCCCGGCCGTTCTCGTGGAGGAGGCCGCGGTATCCCGGCCGGCTCAGGAGTTCTTGGGGGCCCAGCGCTTCATGGCCCTCTCCGAGCAGGACCGGCAGGAGACTCTGGCCGCCATGCGTCGGAGGATGTCCGGGGTCGGCTCGGCCTGACGCGCGCGGAGGATGTGCCAGGAGGTCTCGCAGCCGAGGAGGGCGACGACACCGCCCTCCTCCCGGGCCTTGCGGGCTTCCTCCAGCAGCTCGGGGAGCACCGGCTCGTCGGAGCCCGGGTAGTAGAGGGGCCAGGTGTGCTGCGCGATGTTCATCGATGCCTCCGGGGGATGGTCTTCCTTCGTCCCCTACTGGTGTGAGGTCCGCAGCAGACAGGAACCTCAGGGCAGAGATTTGAAGTGCCGTGATCCAGGTGGATGATGGCCCTCCAGCAATGCCGACAAGGGGGGGTAGGCGATGAGAGATCTCGCGACCGCGATGGTGTTCCTCAAGGCCCGTCTTCGCGAGGACGAAACTGCTGCTCGCGCAGTGAAGCCCGGCAAGGACGAGGGCGTGGCAGTGTTGCGGGACCGGGCCCTGGCCGATGTCAAGGCCAAGCGCCGACTCGTGGCCTGGGTGGAGGCGAACCAGGGGACGACATGGAAGGCGAACGCGGAGGCCCAGGGCCTCAACTTCTGGCAGAAGGGGATCGTGGACGTGATCGCCGCTGTCCCTGAGTATTTCCGTAGCCCGGTGATCGCCAGACTCCTTACGGCGTACGAAGACCACCCCGACTTCCAGCCCGAGTGGAAGCTGGTCGAGGTTGAGGATGAGTACGAGCCCGCCGACCACGAGAAGCGTCGGTGAACCCTGAAGCCCGCCAGGAGGCCCTGAGGCGCCACGGCCTGGGGGAGACCGAGGACGGCTTCGAGCTGACGCTGGCGGGCTACCAGAAGGCCTCCCGGCGAGCGCTGATCCTCCGGGACCAGGGTGACCCTGAGGCGATCCAGATACTGGCCTTGGCCTCCTCTGACCCGCGCCGCTGGGAGTACGCCCGGTGCCTCGCGATCGATGCGTTCACCGCCGATGTGCGCCAGTCAGGAATTTAAATTCCTCACCCCTCGGGAATGCTGGAGCGAACGCATTCCCGAGTAACGGAGCGGTCGCTTCCCGTCACTTCAAACGGCTAACATAGTCGAGGCCGCACGAACGAAGGCCCGCCTCTGGGGAGAGGCGGGCCTTCGAATTTAAATATCTCTGGGGAGAGACGGATCGGGTGCTGTAACACCTGATATGGGGAAACCTGTGGGCGATCTTAGCCGTATTCGCACGGTAGAGCTAGACGATGAGAAGCACTACTCCTTGTGGGACGCCACTCGCGTGCTGGGCTACAACTCCTACGCCGTGGCCCACCGCAAGATCCCTCGGCAGGCCAGGAAACGGGTCCCCTGGGCGGTCTTCGGTGAGGAGGGGCCCCGGGCGCGGACCCTGACCACTGCTGTGAATGACATCGGGCTGCGCCATCTGGTGGCGAACTCGAAGCGGGCTGCCGCCCGGGACCTGGCGGTGGAACTCGGCATGGAGTTGTGTGTCGTCCCCACCTCGGAATCCGAGGTCATCCGGATCGTCAGAGCTGCTCTGGCGCCGATCGAGGTTGAGGAAGAGTGCAAGGTCGGCGACTACGTCGTGAGCGCCTACTGCCCCGGCCTTGGCGTCGTCATCGAGTACGACCGGCTGAGTGATTCGCGGTTCGACCGGGAGGCCGAGTTTTGGAGGCGGGTCCTCATCGAGGACAAGCTCAACTGCGCGTTCGTGACGTTCGACCCGAAGCGCCGGGACTTCAATCCGGGCGACGTTATCAACCAGATCCTGACGATAGAGCTGCCGAAGCGGGCTGAGCAGTCCGCTTAATCCCTCCAAGAAATCCTGGAGGGAATCCAAGAAGTCAAACGAAAGTTGTGCTGTCACCCGATTGGGTGGCAGCATTTCTATTGTTCGTCAGACGCATTGCCGTTCACGGCCAGCAGTCCACGCGATGACGGGCCTCGTGAAGTTCCATCAAGCGTCGGCAGACCGGCCCTGTGGGTCAAGGGTCGCGGTGCGGGCAGGTGAGGAGCACCCCATGCAGGACGGCAGCGCGATACGGGCCGAGGAGGCCGGCGAGTGGCTCCGGAGGACGATGACGGACGCGGCGGAGCGGCGGAGTGAGCTGATCATCCGCAGTGACGAGGCCATGGATGTCCGGTCGCGCGAACGGCTGAGGGAGATTCTGTTCGGGCGGCTCCCGTAG